CAATTACCGATATATCCAAAGAAATTGCTGCCGCTGTTGCTGGAGTTAGCCACGATGCTAATTTTAAGGACGCCGACGGCAATGACACACTACAGCAAGAAGAAGCAACCTACTTGTACTTGCCAAACTTTGGCATGATGGTTTTTATCAACCACGAACACACTGAAGTTGAAATTTGGTACGATCCTGTAACAACAGATGATGAATGGCTTGCAAACACATTTAAACCAATGGTAGAAGCTGTTGCCCGTCGTTATCTTTATGGAACCAGCGTTCGTAGCTACGATGGTGATATTAAGCCCAAGCAACTAAGTCATAGAACCGAAGTCACAGAAAGTCGCAATAGTTTAAAAATCAGCTACCACCCATTGGGTGATACTCAAATTCGATTGGCACATACCAAGTCAATTACCGAAGAAAAACCTGGTGCCCGCAGCCGCAATATCAAAGCAGTATTCATTGAAAAAGATGGCGAGCGTTTCCGCTTTCCATACAATCATTTGTTAGGTGCCCGTGTCATGGGCTTGCATGTAGAAACTGGTGGCAGACCATGGGATGACCTTGGCGAGAAGATTTTAGAAATCAGCCGTCGTCGACGAGAAATCATGGAACTTCTGCGCTGGTCAAAGAAACTTGAAGAAACTGACCACATCACAGAAATTAAAAAGCGTGGCAAAGATGAAGTCTTTATGATTCGTCGTATGATGGAAAGAGCAGCTCGTACCGGCGACTTATCTGAAATCCGTGAATTTCAATTGCCAGACAAAGATAAAATGATTGATCAGTCTATGGTCAGCGAAGCAGTTGGCGAGCTCAGTGATTCACTAAGCAAGTTACTAGGTTAAATTATATAGATCTTAAAAAAGCCCCTTGCGGGGCTTTTCTATTATACCAATTGTTCAATACTAATCATATTGTTGTTGTAGCCTACACCGATTACACAAGATATTCTCCAAGCAATACTGTTAGCATCATCTCTGATCAACCAGGTTTCGCTTTCACCGGCACCGCCAAGATTAGTTGTGGCTTTTAAATATGCGGGTGTTGTAGTAATAGTCAATGGAGTAGTTCCACCATCAATGAGTATGCCGCTGGCACTACTACCATAAACAGTAAGTGTTCCTGACACAGTTGATACTTGTAAACTTGAGTTTCCGCTTGCGGCTATTCTAGCTTTTAGATTGCCCAAAGTAACATCCGCACCACGATTGACAAATCCTGAGGCTTTTGTTGTGAGACCTGCGGTATTGACTGCTATGCTTGGAGTTAACAATGTAGCAGTTGCTTTGGTTCTACCTGTACTATCACTAAGCATACCAATGCCCGTGGCGTTGGCCCATAGCCCAACCGTATAAGTTTCCGCACCTGTGGTTGTTACAATGGTAGACATATAACCTGATCCAGTAGCACCAGTAACTGGTGTTGGCCATAGCAAGGTCTCGCTGTTAGCAACCAATGTGCCGCCAGTGTAGAATCCGCCACTTACTAAGGGGTTTCCTGTGGTAGGTATTACACGCACCCATGCTTCTAATTTCCAAGTACCAGCACTGGGTATAGATAGAGTAAACACAGTTGTCGCTGGACTTGAACTAGTACCATTACTCCACGAATTCATATTTGGACTGTTATTAGTTACGATTGTTGGATTCACAGTACCAACAGTTGTTGGCTGACCATTGATTGTAATGTTGGTTGCGTTAACAGTATCAAATGTCACTGTGCTGGTAGTGTCTAAACTTTGATTAGCAGTAAACAATGTTGGCTTGTCTGTTAAATCATCATAACTACCACTGAACAACAATGAAGTTGTATCAGTTAAGTCACTGACATCAGTTGGGATTGTTGGCTTGTTAGTTAAGTCATCATAGCTACCACTGAACAATACACTGGTACCAGTGCTGTCAACAATGCTACCACCTGCTGGCAATTTAATTTTCTTATCAGAGGTAAAGTGCCATTCATAATTTGCACCAATTGTACCGCTTTTGATTCTAACTTCACCATACAAGTCGCCATTGGCTCCGCCTACACCACCTTGAAGTATCAAGTCGCCACCCCAAGTTGATGGTATATCTGTAACAGGATTAAGGCCAGCAAGTGCCAGTGAATCTGCTTGCAAATTGCCACCGGGACCACTGCCAGTTGGCACAGCTATTCTGTATGTTGGCTTGTTAGTTAAACTATTGTAGTCGCCATCAAACAATGTTGGCAAGCCTGATAAGTCAGCATACGCACCACTGAACCCACCGCCTAATACGCTTGCGCCAGTGCTGTCTTTAATATCTCCGCCTGCTGGCAATGTTAAGTTGCCATCTGTACCAAAACGCCAGACATGCTGAGCACCACCAGCACCATCATTTGCGCCAATATCAACGCCTAATGTACCAGCACCGTAGTTGCCTGGTAACTTAAAATAATTGTAATCATCGCCAAAGTATAAGTCTGTACTGCCGCCTTGATCTGCCGGACGCATAATGTGTAAGTGTTGCGGAGCACCAACTTCTGGCATAGCACCAAACTCAATGCTGCCACGGGCTGTGTTCATTGTAACTACACCATCAGTGCCTACGCTAACTGAATAAGTGTTGAATCCATCGGTGTTGGTGATTTCGTTAGTTGCACCGCCTGTTTGATTGACCCACTCAGTGTTATAATCAGTGCTGTCAACTTTAGCAAGAACTTGTCCTGCTGTACCGCCTGTTGGTACACCTTGTCCTGGTGCTCCGTCTGCACCATCGGCACCCGCAGGTCCCTGTGCTCCGGTTCCGCCACCGCCCGAGCCAAAGCCTTGACTGTTAACCCATGCTTCTGTGGCATAACCTGTTAGATCAGGAATACTTGGCTTTCCAGTCAAATCTGCATAAGCACCACTGAATAAACTTGGCTTACCAGTTAAGTCAGCATACGCACCGCTAAAAAATACTGGCTTACCAGTGACATCTGCCCAAGCAACACTTGAAATGAAACCGCTATCATTTGTTAGATCGCTAACATTAGTTGGAATACTTGGTTTGTTTGTTAAGTCAGCATAAGACCCGCTTGTAGCAACAGCGGCAAAGTTTGGTTTGCCTGTTACACTAGCCCAACTTGTAGGACCACCACCGCCAGAGCCACCACCGCCAATGATTTCGCCCCCGGGCGTTTCACCATCATGGTAGTATAAAAATCCATCTCTGTAGGTAATTTCGCCTCGGCGCCCCACATGATCATCGGGGGTTGTATCATTAACCCTATAGGTTAACACTTTTCTAAAATCTGACATTTCATAGTTCCTTGTTTTTAGCCTAGCCTATATTGGCTGATCCAATATTTACCGTTATTCGGTGAAATTGGCTATTGCTTTTTGTCTGCGATCATAAGTACAATACAACACATGCAAAGACAATCTGAGCATGAGTTGTTTGGCTCACTAAGAGACTAACACTAATAATGGCTAATATATAAAGGAAAAACATTATGGCTTCTCTAGCAGAAATCCGCGCTCGCCTAGCCGAGCAGGCAGCAAAATCCGGTGGTTCTAATACCGGTACCGGTGACAACGCAATTTTCGCACACTGGAACATCCCCGAAGGTACATCCGCATCAATTCGTTTCCTCCCAGATGGTGACGATGCCAACACATTTTTCTGGCGTGAGCGTCAGATGATGCGTTTTGAGTTTGCTGGTGTCAAGGGCGGTGACGAAAACAAGAAGGTTGTAGTCCAGGTACCTTGCGTTGAAATGTGGGGCGAGACTTGCCCTGTACACGCACAAATCCGTCCTTGGTTTAAGGATCCTAACATGGAGTCTTTGGGCCGTAAGTATTGGAAGAAGCGTAGTTATGTGTTCCAGGGCTTTGTTGTAAACAGCCCCATTGAGGAACAAAATGTGCCTGAAAATCCTATCCGTAGGTTTATCATCAGTCCACAAATCTTTACTATCATCAAGCAGGCACTGATGGATCCTGAAATGGAAGAATTGCCAACTGATTATCAGCGTGGTACTGACTTCCGTTTGAACAAGACTCAGAAGGGTGGCTATGCTGACTACTCTACTAG